AAAAAGTAATTAAACTAACAGAAAGAGACCTTACAAGACTTATTAAAAGAATTGTAAAAGAAAGTGAAGAAGAAGTCAAACAAGAGTTAGATATGAAAAATAAATTGGATGATATCTTCTTTGGTTATGATAGTGCAAATATTTTTACACCATCTGGTGAATTTGGATACCTTTCACAAGAAAAAAGATTAAAAAAAGAAATAACACCAAAAGGAAGAAAAGAAAGAATCCAACAAGTAATTGATGGTTTGGAAGAATACATTGAATACTTACGAAATGAAAAATTGGGTGAAGAAGATACCTGGATTGAAAATCCAAAATACGATGAAGTTTGGGGTGGAAAAAATGATGAATATTAATTTTTTTTCAAAAACACTTTGGGTGGGTACAACCCGAAGTCGGTCCCGAGCTAGGTCGGGCACTACTATGTCTCTGGTGTAATGGTTTAGCATAAACGGCTTCAACCCGTTCGGTTAGGGGTTAAATCCTTGTGTACGTGTTAATTTTTAATTTTGTCAATCAAAAAACTTTTTGTATATTTGTATTATGAAAAACCAATTACCATACGAATCTACAGGAAGTGCGATTAAAGGTTATAGTGATTCTTTAACCGCAAGAAAAGAAACAAATGATTGTGTTGTTAGGGCATTTGCTTCGGCGTTTGATGTTACTTATGATTATGCACATAAGTATGTTGCAGAGGAGTTTAAAAGAGAACCAAGAAAGGGAACCTACTTTACGGCATCTAAGATGAGTAAATTATCTGAAGGTGTGATCAAAGTTAATAATAAAAAAATTATCCCTATTGGTACAAAAAGTAATAGTGTAATTTATCCATATTCACTTTCATATGAAATAAAAGTTAAAGGTGAAAAAGTTAAAAGACAAATGACTGTTGGTACGTTTGTAAAGAAAAACCCAAAAGGAACTTTCTTTGTATTGGTCAGAGGACATGCGTTTACAATCAAAGACGGTGTTGTTATTGGTAACCCTGAAGATGCAGTCAAAACAAAACGTCATATGAAATCGGCATTTGAAATTAAATAGGGAATCCTACTTAAGATACAAAAAATAAATTTGGTAGATTAAAAAATTATTTATACTTTTGTTTTATGGTAACATTTGATGATATAAAGTTTGGACCACATAAAGTTGGTGATGGATTACACGGATTGATTTTCTTTCCTGGTGGATATGGACTTTCGATTGCTAGGTTTAAATTTCCGGGGCATTTTCGTTATTCATCATATACAGATGATGATACTTTTGAAGTTGCAATTTTAAAGGGGACAAAAGATCAGTGGGAAATTTGTTATGATACAGAATTAACAAATGATGTACTAGGTTACCAAACAAAAGAAGATATAAATAGAATAATTAAACACGTTCAAAGATTATATAACGATGAAAACAATTGAGATTACATATGAGGAAATTAAGATGGCAACAAGGCCAAATGTGTATCGTAATAAAAAAAAATACACAAGAAAAGAAAAGTTTAAAAAAGATTTGGTAGATTAAAAAATTCTACATATCTTTGTAAGACAAATAAGGAATAAAGGTTCTTTGAAATATTGAAAAACATTGTGGTTGTAAGAAACGGGAAACTCGTAAAGTGTATCAACCTGTTAAATCAAGATAGTGAAACGAGAGTTTGATTTAACTACTAAACTACAAAAAAACAGTCAAGTGGCGGAATTGGTAGACGCTGGGAGAGATACCCAAGACTCCTTGGAATAAGGTAAATATTACACTTATTCCGTGCAGGTTCGAATCCTGTCCTGACAACAGTGGTTACCTGACTCCGATAGGACGGTAAAACCCATTGGGAAATCGGAAGTCCGTGAATGGGGGCGCAAGCAAAGAAGAACTTACAATGGTGGAGTGCCTAAGACAAAAGAAACGAAGCGTATGGGTGATCATGCGTTGGATTCAAATCTCCACCTTTTTTAAATTAAAAAAATTATGACACCACTATTGTTAATATCATTTATATTGTTTATGTTTGTCATAAGAAAAAGACATTAGTAAACTTCAGTTCCCACACAGCGGTGAGATGGGCTAAGTTATATACAATTCCTCGGGGCTGGGAGTAGAAAGCTGAAGAGTCGTTGTTTGTCAGGAGTGTAATGAGGCATGGTGCCGAGTCCGAAAAACACCACGGTCCAAGAGCAATTTGGACGCGAAAAGTTATAAGGTTGCTCATTGTGGGTTCGAATCCCACCCTGACATCTAAAAAAGTTAATTTGAAATTTGTGGATAATATTTTATAATATAGTTCTATTCATCTATTACATTGTAACGTATTTTGTGTTCGTATTTATTAAAAAACAAATATCATGGAAGTAATTATTGCTTGTTTAGTACCCATTTCTCTTATTGGAATTCTTTTAGTTTCTTATTTAAGATATAAGGGAAAATAAAATATAATTTGATTTTTTTTCATTTCTTTTTGTATTTATATAAAAACAAATAAACGTTAAATCAAATTAAAATGAAATTAACAAAAGAACAAGTTTTAGGAATTGTTAGACATGCTTTGACATTTGTTGGTGGTATCGTTGTAATGAAAGGATGGGCTGATGAAAGTGTTGTTGTTGAAATTACTGGTGGTGTTATGACACTAGTTGGTGCAATCTGGTCAATCATTGCAAAAAAATAAGTTTCTTATAACTTTTTGTGAACCCCATCTTTTAGGTGGGGTTTTTTGTTGATTAAAAAAAAAGTTATATCTTTGTTATATGAATATATTTTTTTTAGATTTTGATACTAAAAAATGTGCACAGTATCATTGTGATAAACACGTTGTTAAAATGATTTTAGAAACAGCTCAACTTTTATGTGGTGTTCATTGGGTTATTGGTTCAGAAGCTCCTTATAAGTTATCACATAAAAATCACCCTTGTGCCATATGGACCCGTGAAAGTCTTTCGAATTACCTTTATTTATGTGACCTTGGTTTAGAATTGTGTAAGGAATATACATATCGTTACGGTAAAAGACATAAATCACAGGATATTATAGAATGGTGTTTGGACAACAAACCAAGTATTCCAGATAAAGATTTTACACAACCACCAAAAGCAATGCCAGACGAATTTAAAGTAGATTCTGTTATCGAATCTTATAGAAATTATTATATGATTGCAAAAAAATCTTTTGTAAATTGGAAAAATAGAAATATTCCAGAATGGTTTTTAATTCATTGATGTATTTATATACATATGAATTTACTAGTAGAAACAAATACATATGGTTTTGCGACTGGTTCTAAATATCCTGGATGTCTTGATCAAGGTAAAGTTTGTCTTGGTGGTGGAATAAATGGTGATTGGGCCGGTTCTGCAGAAAGAGCACTACAGATGGCATCTTGGTTAAAAGATTTAGGATTTAACCCTGGTTCACAAAAAAGAAGTAATAAATTAACAGCATCTGGAAATAGGTCAGACCACTGGGATGGTTCAAAAGATTCTTATGGTATTGATTTACCTTGTCGTGGTGAAAAAGGTGATAAAGGTTGGAAAAAACTAAGAGAAGAATTTGTAAAACGTGGGTGGATATCAGAAGATAAAATGCCAGATAAATTACTACAAAAAGGTAACGGTAAGTGGATTAATTTTAATGTTGGAACCTACAGATATCAAGTTGGTTGGAATGTTAAAGACCACTATGACCATATTCACGTAGGTGTTAGAAACAAAAAACCAGATGAAAAATATTCATCAACTGATGATAGTGAAAGTCAAGATTCAAAAGAAGTATCTAATGAAGTTGTACCAAAAATAAAAAAAATATTTTATACCGCTTTTTCTTTTAAAGAACAATCTATAATTGAAGGTGTTTTAGAAAAACTAGATTCTTTGAATGTTAAAGACAATTTTTCAAAAATTGTTTTAGCATCACTTGTAATATATAAAAAAGATTCAATTATAAAAGATGATAAAACCTCAAATTCAGACGCTGAAACATTTATAAATGATTTGAAAGATAAAACATTCAATTCTTTAGATGAATGTTTGGACTACTTTGAAAAAGAATTGGGTAAAAGGGAATTTAATAGAAGTGAAATAAAAACAATTGCTGAAAAATTTGAAGTTAAAGTTTCCGATGATACTGGCGCTGAAATAAAAATTGATTTGGAAAAAATCAGAGCCTTCATGAAAAAATTTAAGGAAATATTTAGTAGTGGTGAAGAAGTTTCAGAAGTTGAACTACCTAAAGTCAATTTAAAAAAAGAAGAAGAAAGTTTAAAATTAAATGAAGAATTAAATAGAATTAAAGATTTGATGAAAAAAATTCTTTAACCTTATTGACACACCAAAATATTTATTCTATGTTTGAACTATAAAACAAACAAAATGGCAGAACAAGAAACACAAGTAATTGAAATTGAAATCTTTGGATACATCAATGATAAAGGACAAAGAGTTTTTACACCAAATTTGGAGTTTGCCCACATTATGGCAACAAAATACGGTACAAACCACGTCTTTATAGAAAAAAAATAAAAAAGTTCACAAAGTACTTGACAAATCAAAATAAATGTCTTAACTTTGTAAAACAATTCGGGAATGACCGAAAACGTTCTTTGAAAATAGAATTATCCGTTCAGGAGTAAGTAATGAAACTGATAAAGATATTGGGCCGTGTATAGTCCATAAAATAAACTGGGAAACCAGGATAAAGTGAATCATTCGTGTAAATGGTTTGCGGTTTGGGAAACTGAACGTGAGTACACAAGCGGGATACCGTTTAACCTTTAATACCGAGGGCAACGCTGTAGGGAAAGTGGTTAGATGATTGGGCGATGTGGGTCGTCTGATTGAAGTGGGAACACTAATAGGAATAACCCGTAGGAATATTGCAAAAAATAGAATTATCCAATTTTATCATTGCGTGTTCCAATATTAGAGATTGTTTAAAACCGAAAGGTATGTTAATGTACGGGTGGTGCCGTTATTCACCTTGTCAAACTTGAACCAAGAAGTTAGACACGAAGTAGTCTTGAAGTATGGAAACTGGGAAGTTTCACGAAGTTGTTTAGTATTTCATAATCCAAAAGATAATGAAACTTTAGGTGGACCACAACTTCGATAATCCACAACACAAAAACATTTTTTTATAATTGGATATAAAAATCATAAAAGTAATAATGGAAAAGTGTCCATCACGGTATAACGGAAGTTGCCCACTTAGTCGTGAGATGTTCACGGCACATAAGGTTCCCAAGACCGAATGTATTTCTACCAAAAACCTCTAATCTCGCAAGGATTTACTGGGAAGGCATTCTCGGAGAGAGTTAAGTAATAGGAGAGTAGTTATATCGTTAAGGAGTGATTCACCTAAATAATCGGCAATGAGAAATACCATTCAAAAGATGGTGGATAAGAGTAGAAACAATAATGACTCTAAAGGTTCTCAATAAAACGTGTAATCTCAACGTTCTTTTTAAAATATTTTATAATAAAAAAATCAGTAAAAAAAGTAAAATACCGATTTTTAAAAAAATTATGGGGCAACAATTAGTTACCCTTTTCTTTTTATAAAAACTTTGATATATATTATTATAATAAACCTTTAATTACCTTATTCAAAATGAAAAAATTAGTTTTACTTTCTGCTGCTTTTTTTACGACAATTTCTCTTTTGACGGCTTGTGGTGAAAAAGGAACTGGAAACGCAACTTCAGATGCAACACCAGAAGCTACTGTTGAGGCAACTACTGAAGCTACGACTGTTGTAAAAGATACTGCTGTTGTTAAGTAATTAGGAAATATCCTAAAAAAAGAAAACCCACTTCAAAAGAGTGGGTTTTTTAATTGGTGGATCCGGAGGGACTCGAACCCTCGTCCGGTTCATCTTGTTTAAGAGACGACTACATGTTTAGGTTGGTATTTTCTAATACCCCAAAATATTTGATTTGTTCTTCAACATCGTAAATCAACAACCAATGGTCCCGAATCGGATTTAGAGAGCCATCCGGTGTGCTCTATCAAACTACGACTTCTGTTGCTAGGTTATATGTCTGCCGACCCCCCGTTTCCGTATCTAATTAAGCTACAGTAACTTCAGAACCTCTTACTAATCCAAGAGTTTCCATTTTGTTTAGCACATTGCCAGTTGTTTTGTGAATCAGTTTTTAACGAGATTAATTCAGTCCCGACATGCTTCTATTATTCAACCAACGCCCGTCAAATCCAAAAACGGACCCATAATATCAAAGAACTATATATAAATACAAATATAATTATATTTATCTAATATGGCAAGTGAAACCTATGAATTTTTACAAAAAGTTGCTAAAGGAAAAGAAACCAGTAGATGGTCTTACCCTGATGATTTAATTAATTACATTTCTTATTCAAAAGGTAAATCACCAAAAGTTGAAATTACTTTTGATGATGACGATGATTTTTTGGAAGTTTTAAATGTAACAGATGATGATGATAAGTATATGTGGCGTAGATTTACTGGTAGAGGTTACTATGATTATGATTTTGATATGTGGAGATATGAAGAAGATTTTAGAGAAGGATATATTGTTGGAGCTTTTAAAGGTGAAAACATTGTACTTACAAATAAAATTTTAAGTCTTACCGATCCAACCTTACAACTTAATGCCGATATAGTAGATTACACACCTATTTCAAAATTTTTAGATGCAAAATTCCCAGATGAAATGTCTGATATTACATATGAATATGGGAGATATAATGAAGAATGTGTTTCAAGAGAAGTACAAAAAATACTAAGAAATGAAACAAATAATCCATTTAGAAACTTTGGTATTGTACAAAAACAACATTCTTATAAATTTGTAACATCTGTAAACATTTTATTAAATCTATATAAAATGTTAAATGCTGAAGATGAAGATTTAAAAGGAATGTTAACATTATTATATAAAACTTATGGTGATAAAGATCCTGGTGGTTGGTACGATTTGGAATATAATGTTTTTTGTGATGATTATGATGAAGAAGGGTTCCAAAAAGAAGTTACTCGAAATCTTGAAAAGATTTTAGAAAGAGTTGAGGAAGATTTTGAAGGTGTTGACCAAGAAGAATATAATAAAATGCTTGATGTTATTTTAAAAATTGGTGGGTTTAATACTATTATTGAATTACCAGGTAAGAATATGCAAGTATTTTTCCATAGATTTGAACCCAGAACAAACAAATTATATTTTGATGTTTGGAAAGGAAATAAAAAAGAACAAAGGTCTATTACTAATCTTGAAGATTTAAATTTAGCTCTATATCATCCTGAATTACTTGAAAATATAAAAAAAGTATTAAAAAAACTTTTGTAAATCAAAATAATATTTCTATATTTGTCGTATGGAAAGAAATTTTGAACTATTAAAACAAGTACTATCGGTACCAACCAAAACTTATCAAGAAGATTTGATGATTGATTTTATAACAGAATGGTTGGATGAAAATAAAATCCCCTATTATGTTGATAACTTCTACAACATATATGCAACAAAACAAACTGATGAAAATATTAAATACTTTCCTTGTGTGGTTGCACATACAGATACGGTACATACAATCGATTCTATCAATGTTGTTGAAGTACAACTACCAAACGCTCAAAAAGAAATTAAATTAGCCCTTAAAGCTTATAACGATAAAGGAGAACCAATCGGTATTGGTGGTGATGATAAGTGTGGTGTTTATGCTTGTCTTGAATTACTAAAAGAATTACCAAATCTAAAAGCAGCCTTTTTTGTTGCCGAAGAAACCGGTTGTAAGGGATCATTTAATGCTGACCCCAAGTTTTTTAAAAATATTGGGTACGTAATTCAATTTGATGCACCAGAAAACAATATGATTTCAGAATTCTTAATGAATAAACCAATGTTTAAAAGAGATTCAGATTTCTTTAATGTTGGGGGTCGTTTAATCACAGAACACTTTCCAGGCGATACCAAATACCACAGACACCCTTATACGGACATCTTTCCGTTAAATCAAAATTTTGGACTATCTTGTTTTAATATATCAATTGGTTATTACAACTATCACACAAGAAATGAATATGTTGTTGTGGAAGATACCTACAACGGTATTAAGGTTGGTAAACTAATGATTGAAGAATTAGGTTACACTAAACATTAACAAAAAAGGAGGGTTTTTAATCCTCCTTTTTCTTTCTACCTCTTTTCTTTGGTTCTGGTTTTGTCCTGTCTTCAATTTCTATTGTTTGGTCTTCACCTTCTCCTTTAACAAATAACATATATTCTTTTTCTTCCAGAACTTCATTTAATAATATTTTTTCTGAAATAAGGTCTTCTATTTTATCTTGAATGGCGCGTTTGATTGGTCTAGCACCATATTGTTCGTCAAAACCAACTTTTGCAATTAATTCAATTACAGATTGTTCATATGAAACTCTATATTTCATAGATGATAATCTATCAATAAGTTTGTCAATTTCTAATTTTACAATCTTATCAATATGTTCTTTTTTAAGTGAATTGAATATTACAACATCATCGATTCTATTTAAAAATTCTGGAGCAAAAAACTTACTTAATTCTTTTTTCAAAACATCCCTTTTATATTCTTCCTGGACCGCATCACTATTATTGTTTGTTTTGAATCCAACGCCACTTCCAAAGTCTTGGACTTTTTTAACACCAATGTTTGATGTCATAATAATTAAACAGTTTTTGAAGTTGATTTTTCTACCCAAACCATCTGTCATATGACCGTCATCCAACATTTGAAGAAGTGTTGCAAAAATGTCTTTGTTTGCCTTTTCGATTTCATCAAATAAAATAACAGAGTATGGTTTGTTTTTAACTTGTTCTGTTAATTGTCCACCTTCTTCGTGACCAACATATCCCGGAGGGGAACCAATAAGTCTTGATATGGTGTGTTTTTCTTGATATTCGGACATATCAACACGAATCAAACTATCTTCACTACCAAAAATTTCTTTTGCTAATTTTTTTGCAAGGAATGTTTTACCAACACCGGTTGACCCAAGGAATATGAATGAACCAATTGGTCTATTTGGGTCCTTAATCCCAACCCTATTTCTTCTAATGGCTTTTGATATTTTTTTAACAGCTTCATCTTGACCAATTACAGAACCATTAAGTGAATCTTCCAAATTAACAAGTGAATTTTTTTCATCAATATTAATTTTACTTACTGGGATTTTTGTCATATTTGATACGACTTCATAAATCAAGTCTTCTGGGATACCACGTTTGCTAGTTCTTAATTTTTCTTCAAATTTCTTTTTTTCTTCGTCGAGTTTTGTTAAGATACTTTTTTCACGGTCACGAAGTTCTGCCGCCATTTCGTATTTTTGTTTTTTAATAACGTCAGCTTTTTCTTGTTTTACGTCCGCAGCTTCTTGCTTCAACTTTTCAATATGATCTGGAAGTTTTATATCAATTTGCATACGGGAACCAACCTCATCTAAAATATCAAAAGCTTTATCTGGAAATTCCCTATCTGTAATATATCTATCTGCCAATTCTACACACAACCAAAGAGCTTCATCTGTATAATTAACTTTATGGTGTTCTTCATATTTTTCCTTACTTTGTTTTAAAATTTCAAAAGTTTCTTCTTTTGTTGAAGGATCAACGATTATTTTTTGAAATCTTCGTTCTAAAGCACCATCTTTTTCAAAATTTTTTCTATATTCATCAAGTGTTGTTGCACCAATACATTGTATTTCACCTCTTGATAATGCTGGTTTAAAAATGTTTGAGGCGTCCAATGAACCAGAACTATTACCAGCACCAACAATTGTATGAATTTCATCAATAAAAATTATAATATTTGGGCTTGATTGTAATTCTTCAATTATAACCTTCATTCTTTCTTCAAATTGCCCACGATATTTTGTTCCGGCAACAATTGAATTAATGTCCAGTGAAACAATTCTTTTATCGGCTAAATTTTTTGGACATTCACCAGCGTGAATCATCATAGCTAAACCTTCTACAATTGCTGTTTTTCCAGCACCAGGTTCACCAATGATTATTGGATTATTTTTTTTTCTTCTGGATAATACTTGTGCTATTCTAAGTATTTCTTTTTGTCTTCCAATAACCGGATCTAATTTTCCTTGTTCTGCTAACTTAATCAAATCCTTACTGAAATTATCTAAAACTGGGGTACCACCATCTTTCTTTTTACCCTTATCACCATCATCTACAAATTCTATTGCCATATTAAAAAGTTTTATTTAATTTTAATTATAAACTAACTAGTAGTCAATATTTGACATTCTGACATATGTTGTTAGAATATACTGACAAAATGTCAGTTTTATCATTTTGGTATGGATTTGGTCAAATCAGAATCAAAATAAACTTATAAAAAAATAAATTATGTTTGGAAGAAATTTTGACAAACTTTTTAATGAATTATTTAATTTCGAAAATCCATTTTTTAATGGATTAAACAACTTTGAAAAAAGAACTTATAAATCTGAAGATGGTTCTATTTCATTTACTTACATTACAAATGTCAAAGGTGACCTAAATAAATCAGATGAGGTTGACCTTTTAAAACAAAGACTTGAAATTGCAGTTGAAGAACAAAATTTTGAAGAAGCTGTGGAGTTGAGAGATAAGATTAAAAATCTGGAACAAAACAAAGAAAAAATAAGTAAGCTAAATAAAGAACTGGATGAATGTATTAAAAATCAGAACTTTGAAAAAGCGATAGAACTACGAGACAAAATCAACTCCCTAAAATAACAAGGTCCACCCCAAAAGGGTGGATTTTTGTTTTAAGTAAAATATATTTAAAATAAAAAAAGTTATGGCAATTACAAAAGAAGAAATCAAAGGAACAAAAATTATAAATGAAGTTGAATCTTCAAATATAGTTAGAACTGAATATGATACCGAAACAAAAAAAATGATTGCAGAATTTAAAAATGGTATGAAATACGAATATGATGATGTTCCACATCAAACTTACACATCATTTAGATCTGCAAAATCACAAGGGTCTTTCTTTAATACAAACATTTCTAAAACTTTTAAATATAAGAAATTAAGTTAATTCATTTTCTTAATATTTATATTTAATGGATACCGAATTATTAAAAAGTTTTGAACCCCAAAAAGCATTAAATCCAAAAGTTTGGGTAGGCGATAAAAAAGAACCTAAATTAAAACCTGAAATAAGGGAAAGGTTGTTAGAAATTGCTTACGAATTTATTGACTTTTTGGATGTCGAAATTGTTGTTACCGATATAATACTTACCGGTTCACTTTCTAATTATAATTGGTCCAAATATTCAGACTTTGACTTACATATTGTTGCGAATTTCCAACAGTATAAAGAAAATCAAATTGAATTATACGAAAAACTTTTCACTTTGAAAAAAATGTTATTTAATCAAAAACACGATATAACAATAAAGGGGTATGAAGTTGAATTGTATGTTCAGAACGAAACAGAATCACACTTTTCAAGTGGTGTTTATTCAATATTATTTGATGAATGGGCAAATGTTCCAAAAAAAGAAGATGTTACAATAGATAAAGAACTAATTAAAGAAAAGGCAAAACAATGGATGAATATCATTGACAATCTTTTAGATACGATAGAAGATGATGACGCAACAACAGCAAAAGAAACTGTTCAAAAATATAAAGATAAATTAAAAAAATATAGAACTTGTGGGTTAGAAAAAGACGGTGAATATTCAACAGAAAACCTTGTCTTTAAAATATTAAGAAGAAACGGATATATTGAAAAATTACACGATTCTACAACTGAATTGATAGATAAGAAATTATCTATGAACCAATAATTTATTAAAAAATAAAATAATCTTAATAATCGATATATTTATTAAGAAAAATAATTAATTCAAAAAAATATACTATGGGAGGATTAAGACCTATCGGAAGTGAAAAATTGGAAGGAATGGATAAAATCCGTAGAATTATGGAAATTGCCAGATATAATGAATCAATTCCACAACCAGTAAATGAAGATAAAAAAACAGAATATACTGCAGAACTTGCAGACGGAAAAACTTATACAATTGTAAGAGAAAGATTAGGATATATAATCAAGGAAAGCTATGATGATATTAATTCTGATTACATCGAACCAATTCAAAATAGAAAGTATTTTTCTTCGTATTCACAGGCATTGAAAAAGTTAAACCTTATGGCTAAAGACTTTAATCAAATGTACGGAAATGAAGAAGGTATGTCTTTATTTACCGAGCAAAAAAAAAAGTTCAAACTAAAACTTCCTGGTAAAAAAAAAGCTGAACCAACTGGAGATGTAGGAGCATTACCTCCACCAGAACCAGTAGCAGCTTCGGCACCAATGCCGGCAGCACCACCTATGGATAATATGGGGGGTGCGGGTATGGCGCCACCAGAAACAGGGACTGTAGAAGGTGAAGGGGCTTTACCTCCACCACCAGATATGGGTACAACTGGAAGTGATGAAGGACTACCTCCACCACCAGATATGGGTACGGAAGGAAGTGATGAAGGACTACCTCCACCACCAGAAGATGATATGGGTGATGAAGAAGAATTGCCTCCGCCACCAGAAGATGATATGGAAGATGAAGGTAAATCAAAGAAAGAAGGTGGAACTACATTTAAAGTAATACAAAAACTTACCGGCAAATTAGCACAAAGAATTAGAAAATTTAATAGTGAAGATGATATGGATCCAAATGATGTTAAATACATTATTAATTCAATTTTATCAGCACTTGATGTTGATTTGTTAGATGATGACGATCTTGAAGAAATTATATCGAGATTAGAAGGTGATTTAGACGAAGAAGGTGATGAAGAAGATGAAGACTTAGAAGATGAAGAAATGAGTGACGAAGAAATACCAGAACCAACATCTGATGAAGAAGAAGAGACATTACCACCACCACCTCCTATTGGTGGTGAAACAACAGAATATCGTGAAATTGGTGAAATTGCAAGTTTATCTGATGCAATTAAAAACAGTGTATCAAAACAATACGCTGGTAGAATGTTTGATAAAATGAAAGAAATGCCGGTTACAGGTGAACTTGAAGAATATGGAAGACATGGTGCTAGACAACCAAGACACACATATAACCATTTTTCACACGGAACATTTGGCGAATCAAAAGTTGATAAAATTATTTCACAATATTTTACAACACAGAAAAAAGAAATTATTTCTGAAGAAAAGAAAAAAATACAAAAAATAGAAAAATACGAAAAAATCAAAGAAACAAATTACAGTAATGTTAAAAATCTTTCTGAAAATATTAAACAAGAAAGAATGGCATTAAAATATATGGAAAAAAATCCAGTTTCAGTTCTTATTGGAAAAACTAATAAGGGAAGTTTGGTATTTAAAGAAGGTGTTGTCAATACAAAAATTACAACAAACGGAATGGAAATATGAGTTACTTATTATACATAAATGGTTTGGGTCCTAATTATAGGGGTGAAAACATTTATGAATTTATTTTTGGTGATTCTTTGGAAGATGTTTGGGGTGAAAATTGGGAAGCAAGACCTGCAAACGGTTATCCAAGTCCTCCGGATGTTGAACACGTAAAAAAAGTTGGGTCGTTAACACACAATGAAATTACATTGGAATTGGTACAAAATTCTGATGTTTTTTCTGTTCAAGATTCAATTGATGGTGTTATTGCCCTTGGTTGGGAAAAAGAAGATGAAATTGATTTTTCGTTGATTAAAAGATTGGTTTTTAAATATGGGGACCAAGAACAGGATGTAAAAGATAAATTATACGAGAGAGACCTCGTGTTGCAATTTGAAAAAAAAGTTGTTTATGAAAACTAAAAAATACATTGAAATTCTTTTGGAAAATGGTATTCATTTTACCACGGTTTCAAGAATGAAACCAAATCAAATAAGAATTCTTGCTGAAAAATTTGAAACTAAAGAAGCTATCCAAACAACACGAAAAACCCTTGAAATCCAAAATGTTGATTCTTCAACGGTTAATCAAATGAAACAAAATAAGGAAGGTTTAAATGTTAAAGATGGTGAAGTAACCCCAAATCCAGATGGAAGTCTTACTGTTACTCGTGAAATAGGTGAAAAATTTGAATCAAAAGCACAACAAGGATTCTTTTGGGCCAAGTGTAATACAAGTAAGGGTGTTAAAAAGAAAAAATGGTGTGAAATGGCTAGAGAATTTTCAGATAGTACGTCAAAAAAACAATACAAAGATATGCCAGAAAAAAAACATCCAGAAAAAACTGTTAAAAGAAAAACAAGAAAAAATACCGATGAAAATTATGAAAAGTATTTGGAAGAACAAATATTCAATATGATTGAAAAACATATTGAACCTAGTATGACAAAAGGAGAATTGTTAAAAACAATTCAAGAAAAAGTTGATAAGTCAGAAAAGTTTATGTTGAACAACCCAAAGAAAAATACTATGTTTCAAGAAAAAGAGATGATAGAAAATACAAAAGAAAAAGAACGAACTAAAACAAAACCTGGAACTAAAACACCAACAAGAAGAAAAGGAAATCCATTCAAGGATCCGAATCCTGGTGTTGAAGAACAACCAAAAGCAAATACAAAAGAAAAAGAAAGAACTAAAGAAAGGGAAAAAACTAAAACACCGACAAGAAGAAAGGGAAATCCATTTAAGGACCCAAATCCTAGTGTTGAAGAACAACCAAAAGCAGAAGAACAAAAAAATGATTTTATGGTAGCAATAACTTCAATTTTAAGAAACTAAAAAATGGGAAATAGAGAATTAGAAAGACTTGTAAGAAAAATAATTAAGGAAGCACCAATTGATTATGGTGATTATCCTGAAAGAATGCACCCTAGAACACAACAAAGAATTGAGGACCCAGAAGGTATCTACGCAAAGAATAGAGCTTTTAGGGGTGGTGCTTCTGATGTTGAAAAAATTGCTGGTAAAAGATTTAAAGAAATTGTCGACTATGTAAAAAGATATTTTGGTACAGAACAAAATATTACAAACCCACAAGTTAAAATGTCAATACAAATGGCACAGATGCAAGCAGTTAGACAAGCTATGCAACTTGAACCAAGATATAGAGAACAACTTAGAGATTTGGCGGTTGAAATTGCGGCTAAAGAAGAAGGTTGGTTACCTTATTCTGATAATATGGAACAAGCAATTGAAAAAGGTTTGGTAATTAAAAAAAGAAAAGATGGTGGTGTTGTTTATGAATTTGATTTTGTTAATATGTTAACATTTTTAGGGGAACAAGCAATCGACCCAAGTATTTTTAAAATGAAACCACAAAAAGAACAAAAACTTCCATTACCTCCAAATTTTTCTTTTGATATCGACGAACTAACACCAGAAGAACAAAAACAATTGGAAATTGAAAAAAGAAATGTTATCAATGCTATTATAATGGGTAAAGGAAAACGTGGTCAATTTGCTTACCAAATGTATAAGGATAGATTAGACGCGATTGATCCAGGACTATACGCACTTTATAATAAAATTATGGGTGCTAATGACCTTATGTATTTTACAGATGAAGATTTGATTGAAGCTCTTGGTGGTAATGCCGCCGGTGCTGCAGGTAAAAAACAAGAAAGTAATGATGACGATGAAGACGAAGATGAAGGTGGTGAAGAAGGAGATGGAAATGATACATATTATGCTAATGGCTTAATATTTCCAATTTTACTTCACGAACTATTCAAATCATTTTCAATGATTCAGTCAAGAGCACAATGGAAAGATATGGACCCAGAAATCGCAACACAAGTTATTGGTCAAACAGATACAATGCAAAACGAACCAATGAATTTCCGTGTTGGTGGTGAGCTTGTAAGAAAATTAAGAACCTTACTTCCAGATGAATTAACATTGGATAATGAAGGTAAAAAATATATTCCTTTCTTTGAACAATTGTTATATAGTATTCCAGCTGAAGAATTTTTAAAAAATGTAATTGCAAATGTTATTTCAGATAGTCCATCTGATAATGAAAAAGCTAAGAAAAAATTCAACGAATTATTACAACAAGCAAAAGCTAACTATAAAAAATATAAAGAAGGTGATGACGATGATGATGACTACGATGACGATGAAGAAGATGATGATATCTTAACAAGACTAGGTTTATAAATTAAATAATATATTGTCCTACAAAACCCCCTTTTATGAAAATAACTGGGGGTTTTGATATTTATATTAAAATATCTTTATGAGTCTATCAAAAGAACAAATAATGCTAGAGTATGTAAAATGTATGAAAGATACACCATACGCATTAAGAACATACTTACAGACATACGATAATACGGTTTCACAATTTGTACCTTTGGAATTATTTCCAGATCAGGTTTCATTACTGAAGGACTATGAAGAACACGAAGAAAATATTGCATTAAAGTATCGTCAGGCTGGTGTGTCAACAGTGACTGCCGCTTGGATATCAAAAAAACTTGTGTTTGCAAAAAAAGAACGTCCAGAAAAAATATTGATTATTGCAAACAAACTTGATACGTCAATGGAAATGGCAAATAAAATTAGAGCATTTGTTGACCAATGGCCTAAATGGGTTGGCGCTTCTTTTTCTGCAGATAAAAATTCACAAAGACATTACAAACTAACAAATGGTTGTGAAGTAAAAGCAGTTGCAACATCACGAGATGCCTTGAGGGGTTATACACCTACGGTACTTGTATTTGATGAGGCCGCGTTTATCGAAGCTGATGGTGATTTTTGGGCAGCTTGTATGGCATCACTTTCTACCGGTGGTAAAGTAATTGTTGTATCAACACCAAACGGTTATGACCCAATTTATTATGATGTATATAATCAGGCGGTTAAAGGTGTTAACAACTTTAAAATTTCTGAAATGTTTTGGTGGAAAGACCCTAGATACTCAAAAGATTTATATCTGGTACCAACTGATGATATGGTTGATTATCTATTAAATAAAGATGAAAAAGACCATTCTAAAAATATTTCATTTACTGATACTGACCCTTATGAAAGGGATTATGATAAAATAAAAGAATATTTTAATCAAGGATATAAACCCTGTTCTCCTTGGTATGAAAAAATGGTTAAAAAGTTAAAATACGATAAACGAAAAATTAACCAAGAGCTTAACTGTGAATTTCTGGGGTCTGGAGATAACGTATTTGATGCTAAAGAATTAGATTATATAAAAACAAGTACAATACAAGACGCACCATCTAAATTAATGGGAAATTCGCTTTGGATGTGGAAAGAACCAGAACAAGGACATAAATACATTATGGGTGTTGACGTATCTCGTGGTGATAGTGAAGATTTTTCATCGATTCAAATTATTGATTTTGATGAGCGAGAACAAGTATTTGAATATGTTGGAAAAATTCCACCAGACGCTTTAGCCGAAATTGCTTATAAATGGGGTATTATGTATAACGCATTTTGTGTTGTCGATATTACCGGTGGTATGGGTATTACGACAGTAAGAAAAATGCAAGAACTTGGTTATCGTAATTTATATATTGATGGTGTCGATTCAACAAACATTTGGTCATATAATCCAAAAGCACAAGATAAAATACCAGGAATAAATTTTAATAACAAACGTGTACAAATAATTGCGGCATTTGAAGAATATGTCAGACATAAATTTAAAATTAAAAGTACAAGATTATACAACGAAATGAATACTTTTGTTTATGTTAATGGAAGACCTGACCACCAAAAAGGACAACACGATGACCTTATAATGGCAATTTCTATGGCAATTTATGTTGGGGAATCTTCATTTTCAAAGTTGGAAAAAGTCGTTGAAAAAACTAAAGTAATGATTGAATCTTGGACTGTTTCAAATAACGATTCAGTAGGAAAACAAATTCATTTTGACCCAGTAATTCCAAATGGACATATGTTAAATGAAAGAATGAAAATGAATTCTGGACCGGCAAAAGAAGATTATATTAAATACGGGTGGTTATTTGGTGGTAGAAAATAATTATAAAAATGGGATTAGATAGAAGAAAAACTTCAGGAAGAATATTTGGTGGTTCTAATTTAATAGTACCAGATCAGCCTATATATTCAGTTAAAAATTTTCCACCATCTTTTAAATATAAAAGAGGAACGCCAAAAGATACTTTCAGAGAATTACCACCACCTAAACCAAATCCAACACCACCTACACCAAGTCCGACACCACCTACACCAAGTCCGACACCAATTGTTGAAACTTTCTATATTTTGACGGAATTACAAAAAGCAATCTTAACAGAAAGTGGTGAAAACATTATATACTAATGAATATTTATATTTGACAATTATAAATTAAATTTCTATTATGGAACAAAATACAAATCAACTTACAGTTTGGCAAAGACTTAATAAAGCATTTGGACCAAATTCTTTATTGGGTCAAGATATCCCAACACACAAGTTTAGTAAACAAGAATTACTTAAAACTAGGGATAAATCCGAATTTGAAAAAGAAAAACTTCAAGCACAACAAACTTTATATTTATCAAACCAATGGCAAAAAATAGAAAGTAATTTATATACCCAAGCAATATATTACGAACCAACAAGACTTGCCGCGTTTTATGATTACGAATCTATGGAATTTACACCAGAAATTTCAACGGCTTTAGATATATATGCTGAAGAATCAACAACCCCAAATGAAGACGGTTATATCTTACAAATATATTCCGAATCAAAAAGAATAAAAGGAATACTTGCGGATTTATTTAACAATACTTTAGATATTAATACAAACTTACAAATGTGGATTAGAAACACTTGTAAATATGGTGATAACTTTGTTTATTTAAAATTAGACCCTGAAAAAGGAATTATTGGTGGTGTTCAACTACCTAATATTGAAATTGAAAGATTCGAACGAGGTATGACACCTAAATCACCAAACACCGAAGTAAAAGTTAATGAAAGAGGTTTGAGATTTAATTGGAAAGAAAAAAATATGGAATTTAACACTTTTGAAGTGGCACATTTCAGATTACTTGGTGATGATAGAAAATTACCCTACGGTACTTCGATGTTAGAAAAAGCAAGGAGAATCTGGAAACAGTTAGTTTTGGCCGAAGATGCAATGTTGATATATAGAACATCAAGAGCACCAGAAAGAAGGGTGTTCAAGGTATTTGTTGGGAATATGGATGATAAGGATGTAGAACCTTACGTACAACGTGTTGCAAATAAATTTAAAAGAGATCAGGTTGTTGATAATAAAACCGGTAATGTAGATTTAAGATTTAATCAAATGGCAGTAGATCAGGATTATTTTATTCCGGTTAGAGATGCTACACAAACAATGCCAATTGAAACTCTACCTGGTGGTACAAACCTTTCAGAAATTGCTGATATTGAATATATCCAAAAGAAACTTGTTACAGCTTTAAGAATACCAAAAGCTTACCTTGGTTTTGAAGAACCGGTTGGTGATGGAAAAAATTTATCACTACTTGATATTCGTTTTGCAAGAACAATTAATAGAATACAAAAAAATATTTTATCAGAATTAAACAAAATTGCAATTATACATTTATTTCTTTTGGGGTTTGAAGATGAATTACAAAATTTTACATTAGGTTTAAATAATCCATCAAAACAAGCGGATCTTTTGATGGTTGATGTGTGGAAAGAAAAGGTAACACTATACAAAGATATGGTTACAGAAATTCCAAATACATTAGCACCAACATCAGCTACTTGGGCTAAAAAACATATTTTTGGATTTTCTGATGAAGATATCAAACTTGATACTCAAAGACAAAGAATGGAAAGGGCTGTTGCCGCAGAACTTGCAAATACTGCAACAATTATAACACATACTGGATTATTTGATAACATTGATAGATTATATAAAACAATAAGTGGAACAACTGAAGGTGGAGAAGCAGGTGCTGCACCACCACCGGGAGGAGGACCACCACCAGCAGGAGGAGGACCGCCGCCACCACCAGCAGGAGGTCTTGAAGGGTTACCTGAAAACAGAGAAAAATTAGAAAATTTATTACTAGAATCTAATGATGATGATTTTATAATAAAAAATAGTTCACTTGGTGATATTGAAAACGAATTATTAAAAATACTTAAAGATTGATATATTTATAATTAAAAATAATTATGAAATTTGGTTTAATAAAAAGTAAGATAGAAAAATTACTTACAGAGTCATACAAAAGAAATTCTTTTAAAAATACATTATTTGTATTCAAAGAATTGGTATTGGAAAATAAAAATATTAGTAAACTTTATTACTTGTATGATGAATTATCAAGTAGTAAGGGGTTAACTGAATCTACAGCTTCTGAATTAATAAACCAATCAACAATATTATATGAAAATACAATTAATAAAATTCCTAAAAAAAATCTAGAAGAAATTAATCTTTGGGTTGGGCATATCAAAACAAAAAATAATTACGAAGATATTGATAATCTGTTTTCAAGTAGTGTTTTAACATTAGAAAACAAAATTAAAAGTAAAAAGGTTATTTTAGAAAATTTAAAGAAAACTTCAGAAGATTTTGAAGTTATTGGTAATGTACCTGTAAATAAATTAGTAAATGTTGCAAATAAAACTGTTGATAAATTTATTAATTCGTTAAACGAAGAAAGTAAAAAAATTTTAAATAAAATTTTATCTGAAGATGAAAATAAATTGAAACTTAAATATGAACTTCTAAAAGAAGATGTTATTGATAAGTTAGAAACTATGAAAACTTCTGAAACAGATTCAGAAGTTGTTAAGACAATTTATGAAACTATAAACAAGGTCGAAAAAGAAAATTTTGATAGAATTTCCTTTTTTAAATTACAAGAATTAAATAGAAGTCTTTAATTCTGGTTCATAAATTTTTGTCGGTGAATTGCTTTTTGTAGAACTTGTCTTCTTTCTACTGATTTTTTTGTAAATTCTTTTCTATAATTAAGATTGGAATTTTGTCTGGTTTTTATAACCTTACCTTTTAATTCTTTAAGTGCTTTTTCGATGTCGTTTTTTTTTACTTGTATTATTAACATATATGATTTTATTTTATTTGATATATATTACAAAATTATGTAAATTTAAATAAAATAAACATCGAGACTATGAAAAATTTTTATGAAAAAGGGAAAAACCTCAAAAATTAATGGATTTCGTACATCCAAAGTAACTTATGGAACTGTAGATTCCAAAAATTTTAAATCACTTTATTTAAACATCCAAACTTGGGTGGAGCCAAAAAAAGAATCCGAAAACTGGAATAGGGTTGTTCTCAATATGAATAGAAGTGTTAAACATTCCGTTCATAATCACATAAGTAAAGAAATTTTTGATGTAAAATTTATTGTAGATTTAGACCTTAGAACAAGTGGTTTACAGATAAAGAAAAAATCTTTTATGAATTTAGAAATAACTTTATTTTTAAATCAAGAAATAGACTTTAAATCAACGAAATTAAAAAAATATCTTAAAAATCTAACAAAAGAAATTTATTCAGATGTATTTCTTGGCAATGAGTATTTCAAATTTTATTTCACAAAAAATGGAAATACTAAACCTTTAAAAGTAAAAACCGAAAAAGTTTAATATTTATAATAAAATTTAAATATGAAAATTTTAGGACCAAACGAAACTGGAAAAGGAATCCTTATCGAATATGACGCTGGGTATATAAACCCAAGAAGTCAAAATAATCATTACATAATGGAATCCCAAAATTTTTTGGACCATTCAAAACCATTTGAATTTTACGCTGTTCTACAAAAGTACGATACCCCGAATAGAAACGGTAGAGTGTATCCAGAAAAGATATTAAAAAGGGAAGTAGAAAATTATAAAAAAATAATTGAAAAGGGAACTTCACTTTCTGAACTTAATCACCCAGAATCTTCATTAATTGATCTTGATAGGGTATCACACATTATTACTGATGTGTGGTGGGATGGTCCGATATTACTTGGTAAATTGAAACTATTAACATCACCTGGTTTTCACGAAAGAGGAGTTTGTTCAACAAAGGGAGACTTAGCTGCAAACTATTTAAGACAGGGAGTCACACTTGGTATTTCTTCTCGTGGTGTTGGTTCGTTAAAAAAGGTTGGTGAACAAAACGAAGTACAAGATGATTTTGAATTAATTTGTTTTGACCTTGTATCTTCACCGTCAACACCAGGTGCTTATCTTTTCTTAGATAAAAATGATAGAATAAAATTTGATGAAAACTTGGAAGAAGAAAAAAGAATGAACGTGGAAAGAAATGTTGGTGAAAGTGGTAACAAATCTCTTGACTTAATGAAAAGATTATCCGATTATTTGGGTAAATAAAAAAAATTATGGAACAAGGAGAAAAAT